GCTTCTTCAATTCTTCTTAGATTTCTAAAGTCGTCTGATATTTTCCTGTATTCGTTAACGTTGTCAATTCGTATGGCTAAATTTTTGGGTATCGCATTAATTGGCTCCACCCCAGACAAAATATCTTCGATTATTTTTTGCTCTTCTTTTGTGGCCGCAAAACTCCGTTTCATTTTTTCTTGAATTTTAGAAATTTCTTCGTCTGTCATGTTGTTGTCAGGGTCACCTGGCGGCGGCGGCGGTGGTGCTCCTGCGCCGGAGGAAGCAATCGCAGGGCCTTCGTCTACATACTCCGTAACGGGTAAGTACTTAAGTTCTCTTGGTTTTTTTGCAAATTCTTCCGGCGTAGTTGAGTTTGTAATATCTAGAGAATTAAACGGAACCCTCACCTCTTCGATGTCGCCCGGCTCTATTCCACCCATAATCAGGGCGTCCCTATTTCCCCATGCTCCGCTTATCTGGGGACGAGTTTGACCATTATCTTTTCTGTAGGCATTGAAATCATTTTTAAACTTACCATAGAGAAGTTCGATGGAATTTGATTCACGTTCGTCAAATCTTCCGTTAGGGTCAATGAGTGCGCGACCTATTTCGTCAGAATCTGTTGAGTTTGCCAGGACGGGAAATATGTGATTATCAAGGGCGTCACCGTTGCCGTAAGCTGTCCTTTGGCCGGTTTCTGGTTTTAGAATTATTTCAGCATCACCAAAAATAGAATTGAAACCATTGTTGCGATTTTCGTTACTTGACTTAAAAAGGTCAAACTTATAACGTGGAGAATTGACATCAACTTTATTAGAAAACTCCCTAAATGAAGCCTCTTGTTCAGCGAAGTCGCCATCGGAATGCACCATGTATCCAGTTATTGGGCGTTCTGCGTCGGGAAGGTCTGGGGAAATTCCAATGTCTGCTTCGTAGGCTTTTACTCTCTCTGACAGACGTCGCGGTTTGCCTGAATCGTCTCTTCGTAGCCCATTTTCCATTAGGCTCGAAAGTTCTGCAGTGTTTACGTTTATACGTGGTCTCTGGTCGATGCCAGCATGAAATTCAACTGCTGCCTGACGAAGGTCTGCCAGAATCTCGCGGTCTTCGGTATTGCGCATGTAGTTAGCAAATTCTGGGTCAAGTCCATTCATTGCAGACATGTATTTTGCGTCGCCATCGCCAGACTCTATGAATCCTTTGATGTCTTTGATTATTTCTTGTCTTTTCGCAATTCGTGATGGTTCGCTTTGCTCGAGAGTTTCCGGTCTCCATAATTTGCTGTTTGGTACCGAGCTATAGAACTCACGAGACTGTCTTCTGCCAAACTGTGGAGCAGAGCGCAAAGCAGGTGATGACGACATCTTTCCCGACACTCCATCACCTAAGTACTTTGCAAGCTCGGACTCCCATTCTTTTACATCTGAGTCAAAATCGTCTTGTGTTTTTTTGACGTACGCACTTCGCTTGGCTCTATCCAGAGCGTCTTTTGACCAATTCTTTTCAATTGCACCATCAATCAAAAGACGCATTGATTCCGCTGTTGCTTCAGCGTCTTTGTCTGCTCTATGATGCTCTTTGCCAAGAGGGACCCCGAGGTATCTTGTTATGTCCGCAAGTCCATTGGATGGTGATTTTGTTCCATCTTTATTTGTCTTATGTGGTCCATCCGGATTTTCATCTGTGTACCTTGGGAGTGTCATGCCGGCCATATCTTTGAGGTCAATCCAGCCCCTTGCTTGCCATTCAATTCCCGCTTCACGGAGAGTGTCTTCAAGTACGTTCTTGTCGTATGCGGCGTTTTGAACACCCATAATTGCATTCGGTCCAGCAAATTCAACAAGTTTTTTGTGCCCAGACTCCAAAGACTCAGCCCCCTGTAGGTATTGGTCAGTGAGGGGGTTTCCGTCTGCGTCGCGCAAGTTGTCTTTAGACCATTGCTGCAGAGGCTTTCCCGGATTGACAAATGTGTTGAATCTGTCTATTACTTGTCCGTTTTTCACTTTTATTGCGCCTATTTCTACCGGATTTCCGTTTTCCGTAGCGCGACCATATTTGTCGAATACTAAACCAGTTGTTTCATAATCAAGAAAGACTATTTCCTGGTCATTATATCTCTGTTTAAATTCTTCCCAAGAATTAACTCCAGCAAAAATATTTTCTGTTTCACCGAGCATCGGACCGTAGGTTGGCGTCCGTGGGTACTGAGGCACACCGTCTTTGTTTTTCTTGATTCTGCTCTGTCCTGCTTGTGGGGTCGAGCCGCTTCTCATAAAGCCGGTGATTGGGGCTGGTTTCGCATCGCTCCAGAAGTTTGAATCACCAAGTCTTTGGCGATGGTTTTTGCTCATTCCGGCCACCCAACTAGGCGGAAGCGTCACTTCAGCGCTACCACCACTTCCAGCCTGGCGAATCAAATACTGCTCGACCTGTCCGCTTGGGATGTTTGCGTGCAATCCCGATTGGGTTCTCAGCTGCCTGGCTATTTTGCCGACTGCTAAATCCTGTGCGTCAGTTGAAGACTCTGCTGATTCTGCTTTAAAAATCTTTGTTGCACCCATTTCGTTTAGCTGCTGACGAACAGCCTCTTCTGTTGCTTCTTTGTCTGGTGTACCAGTGAGTCTTCGGAAGCTTCCTGATTTGAGCTTTATCCCCTCACCAGGTTTTGGTGTAAGAACAGTATCAAGCGTATATAGATTGTCGAGTGAATCTGGATTGTCTCTTAGCACCTGAGACAGTGGCGCTATTAAGATAGTCGTATCTTTTTCTGAGCGCTGCCTAAATATATGTCCACCAACAAGGTGATTTAATGCGAAGTGAATCGTATGGCGAGGAACCCTCACCTTCTTTCCGGATTCAGTTGTTTCCTCAAAGTTAGAACGAGGAGAGATGCTTATGTCTCCATTTTCATCAATTTCTGGCTCGTAACTTGTTTCATGTACAACATACAAGTCATCTAGGCTCAAATCTTCAAGACCAGCTCGGGTTATTGTTCTTTCCTGGTATTCATCAAGTTCGATGGGTTCATACAATTTTCCTTCTGCTTCAGAGACTCGCTTGCTTCCTTTTTCCGCTAAACCATCGAATTCCTTTGCTGCCTCCGTGTCACCGCGTGATGCTCGATACAGAAGGGCGTCGACATCATTCGAATCCATGTCTCCTTTGCCTAGATGGGCATTGAGCCACTTCTCTGAATATTCGCGACCTTCCTTACTGGTTCTGGATTTTCCGGTTATCTCAAATGGATTTTTAGGAATAATTTTTATTGATGAGTCATCGATTGATATTGCGTCAGGATTATCAAATACTATTTTTTCGCCGTTTATTTCGTGGACCTTGATGTTGACATCACCAGACCTGCTGCCATCGAAACGATTCCTAACACCCGTGACCGTTGTTGGCACCAGCGGGGACATTCTCCCAACGATTGGTGTAGATGATTGCTGAGTTCCCAATGCTGATTGCAGCATTCCCGGCAGCGATTGACGCTCTTCGGTGAATGGCCTGTTTGTGTTTATTGAACTTATCGTGTCTTGATTTTTCCAGTCGCGAGAAGAAGTGGTTCTCCGCTGTAATGAGGATGACCTCATAGCTCCAGTAACAGCCGAGGAACTCCTATTCCTATTGCTTCGTGGATAGTTTTGGTCCACAGCTCTTCTGACGGCCTGCGTTTTAAGTGTTGGCCTTTGTTGTGGCAATCCAGAACCAGCCATGCGACCACTAATATTCCATGCGTTTCCGGGAACACTAAAAACATTCTGTCCAATGTCGTCCATCTGGGAACGGTATTGTGCCTGCGTCTGTGTGGCTCCCTGGGCTGCGGCCATTGTTCGCGCGAACTCATCAACCGTAGATGGGATTCCTGTTTGCCCACCTGTTAGTACCGGGTCTCCAAACAGTCTTCGGGATGCGAAGAACTCTGCGCGGGCTTCTATGTTTGATGTTGCCGCATAAACACCACCAGAAAACTGTCTCATCAACTCCTGGTCGTCAGCATCATCGGTGATGTTGTTTTCAATTGCCTCAGCTAGCGCATTGTGAAAATTGTTTAAATCGGTCTCCAGGTCTTGCCTTGTGTACCCGGTCGAACCTCCCCAACTTCCAGAGCGAAGATATTGCCTTCTGCTTAGATTGTTTGCTGAGTCGATTAACAGCTGAATACTTCTGTTTCCTGTTGGATTCGCAGCTTGCCTAAAGTCAATCATCCATGCATTGACTTGTTTCTGTCTTTGCCACTGGGGACCACCCTGCTGTGGTTTTACAAGTGTTTGCGCAAGCGGGTACCTCTGAAGATTTTGCGTTTGGAATCCAAGTGTCTCCATGACATTAGAGAAGTGCGCAACATGACCCCACTCATGGTTGGCCAAATAGTGCATGTCACCCTCAACAGAATCAGCGACTCCATTTGCTCGACCATTTCTGTCAAAGCCCGAGCGATTTACCTGTGACCACATTTCCCATGGATTCATAACAAGGGAGAACTGAAGTCCACCCTGTTCTGCGGTTCTTCCCTGAGCCGCGTTTGATGCTGCTTGGCTTATTCTTCTTCCACCGGTGGAGGGAGAGGGAGCAAATGCATCAAATCTAACTTCGAACGCTGACCCCATTTCCGTATCTATCGCGAAAGAGGTTACCCATTTTGCCTGCTCTGGATTTGCAATTGCATTTTCCATCCAGGAGTACCAGTATTGAATCAAAGATGCCTTCAGTTTTGACCTTTCCATCCTGCTCAAGCTCATTGGAATTGCTTGGTCAAACATTTCTTCTATTTCTGCTTGTGGAACGTGTGGAAATAGTTCGGCCATTGCGGAAACGAATTGAGCCTTTTGGCTTATGTCGCCGATTGGTCTACCGGCCGGGAAGTTCTGACTCGGTGGGAGTCTTAGTCCGTCTGGTCGGTTTGGGTTGTTGATTCTATCCCGCAAGTCGCGAGCAAGTTCGGTGGCTCTTCTGCCTCTCCAGACTTGTTCTTTCAATCCAAGTTGCCACACATTATTGCCGACGCCCTTCGGTGCTCCACGCTGCTTGCCTCCAGTTCTAGCTGAAGGGTTTGGTATGAGACCAAACCTCGTAGCCCTCATGGCTCCCGAGACTGTATCGCTAACCATTTGTGGAGTGGGCGCAATTCTGCCACCGTACCCCATTGCTTCTTGAACTCTTTCAAAACCAAGTTCTCTAATTTGTTCAGCGTTTGCTCTAGCTACATCGAATCCACTAGCAACTCTTCCGCCAACCTGGGTTGACATCTGGGTGGCGCCAGCTGTTGCTCTACGCACTGCACGAGCTCCACTTTGTGCGGCAGTTCTTGGTGACGGTATGAAGCAGTTAGAGCCAGTTATGTCTGTAAATTGGTTTGCAGCTGGTGTTCCCGGAGGGCAGCGAAGCTTGTTTTTATCGTCAACCCATAAGCCTCTTGTTTTGGCTGCTCTTCGCAGCAGCGAGTCAAGGCTGTCCTTTAGTTTCCTTCCAAGGACCTTGTACTCGATGTCATCCAGTTCACCCGATTTAAATTTCGTCGGAGAGGAATGTTTGTGTGTTGACCTAAAAAATGTTGAATCTGTATCCAGCATATTTGGGTTGAAAGTGCAAAAATGCATTCTCTTCCCTGGTGGAACAAGCGGTATTACATCGCCTGGTTCCCATGTTTTTATATATTCCTCATACGGGTTGGAATATTTTACTGGAGGCTTATTTACTTCTGGTTTTTCGGCCTTGGTCTCTATTTTGGGAATGAAACCTATTTCTAATTCGCCATTCTTGGACAGGTTGTTTATCCTGCGTTCTGCGAAATTGGAATATGAATTAGCCACTTGTTGCTCCTAGGCGGCAAACAGATACCGCAATCACCTAACGAAGTTATGGAACAACAACCATATTAGCCTATTCAGGTTTTGGTTCGTTGATTTCCTCTTCGATGGAAAGCATTTCGAATTCCATCAAGTTTGACAAGAAATCCGTCACTTCTGACTTTTCTTCAGCGGCGTAGTCCTTTTTGGCTTTGTCCATATCTTCCTTGGAGACCCAGCTCAAAGGAATCATTTCCTCCATGCCAAGGTCAACAGCTCTCTTCATGATGTGAGCTTTTGCTGCTGTCTTGTCTTTTGCGCGACCGTAAGCCTGGATTGCATTCTTCAGGTCTGCTTCATCCTTGATTGGGAATGAACCATCTGCAAGAGCCTGCCCGGCTTGAGCCATTGATGTGCGCGAATCTTCCGAGTAGGCACGCTTCAGCGCAATTTCCGCCGCTTCGGCTTCAATCTCTGAAGCTTCTTCTTGCGTATATTCATCGTATCCAAGCACTTCACCATCGAGCCCAACAAACACGTCATACGACTTGCCATTGAGGCCCTCGATTTCCACTGCGTAAACATCAAATCCCTCAAAAACGTCTGGTTCAACAGCAATGATGTCACCTTCAACTGATTTAACAGCAATATCTGCTGCTTCACCAAAGCTAATCATCACCTTGTTTTGCAGCGCAGACTTAACCTGCACGACATCCTGAGTGAGCATGTGCCATCCCATGACTTCGCCGGTTGAACCATCGAAGAACACCTCGACTGGCTTTCCGTCTTTTCTCTCAACATCAACTATAAACAGGTCTGCTTCATCTGAATATCCAGAATCGAGAACCTTGCCTCTAAACATGTCTTCTGCCATGCCTTCAATTTCAATCAGGGCTGGCATTCCCTTTTCGGAAACACAACCGCCTGGGCAGCTATCGCAGACATTTGCGCCGCCTGGGTAGACCTTGCGGTCGAATCCACAAACGAATGCGTTGTCGTCAAAATCTGCTGACTTGTACCCCATTGTTCCGAGTCTGCGTCTGCGCATCTTTTTGCGAACTGAAGATTCATCTGAGTACATGCCATCCATGTCTTTTTCGTCTTCGTCTAGTTCTACTTCAGCGTCTGGCCCCATCATCATGGCGCCTTTCTTTTTCTTCTTTGGCGCAGAACGACGGACGAACATTTCGTCTACTGATTCATCATCATACATTTTGCCGTCAAGGTCTTCCATGTCTTCGTCTTCTTCGTCGTCATCATCTGCGGCCATGTCTTCTTCGTCGTCTTCTTCGTCCATGTCCTCTTCGTCCATGTCCTCTTCGTCATCAACGAGCTCCATGTCTTCCACGTCGTCATCTTTTTCTTCATCTTCCATGGACATTTCTTCATCCAGGTCAGAGTCCATTGCGGCCATGTTCAGCATGTTCTTCTTGACGGCCTTAACGTCAACATCTTCTTTCTTCTTTACAGAGACAGCCATTGCTCCGCACTTTCCACAAACTTTTGCGCCTGGCGTGTATCCACACTCATCCGAGCCAAGGCCCTTGGCGCAGCCAACAACTTCGCCGTCAGCATTCAATTTTACGACTGCTGCTTTTTCGCTCATGCTTGGTGCTCCTTGTACTGCATTGAATTGGAAATACAACCTTGTACGTTACTACAGCCAGCGCATGGATTCATGCGCTTTTCTCCGGTAACCATGCAGTTGTATTTACTTAAAATCCGTTGATTATGTATAGGTTTAGCATAACCCATAGAAGAGGATTCACGGCTGACGTTTGGTCTCCGCTTGCTAACAGTGAAGCGAGATGACTTCTTTTTTGCAATTCGAGGAGCAATCGAATTTTCCTGTTTTTTGCTAAGTTCCAAAAAGTCGTCGATTGCATCATTATATTTATTGACAGACTTCATGTCGTGATTCACTATGGCGCTGTCGCGCAATCGAGCAAGGTGACTTAAAAAATCTGAAGCCATGAATTATCTCTTCGAGAAAATTCTGTCCATTTCGATGTCTTCAATATTGCTATCCACATACGACGCATATATCGCGCGAGAAATAGCCTCAATCGAGTCATCATTCAATTCATGCGCTCCGAATACGTTAATTCCATTTTCGGCACGAGAAATATGTACGCCGTGGTATTCAGCAACAGTGTCAACCGCTTGTTTTACTTGCGATATGAGCTGAGGCTCAACCTTGATGAGAATGGAATCATGAATCGTGCTTTGCAGAGCAGTTTTGACGGAAATGTCATTGCCTTCCGAAACTGAAACATATACAGAAGAGAGTGACTTTCTCCTATTTCTAAGCTGATTGGCAGCGGTTCTCATTCTTTCTGCCGCTAGTTCTTGTCTTATTGCCCGTCTGGCTTGAGCCACTGTCATTTCGTTTACTTCAGCCACCCTTTGAATTGCCCGTTCTTTGGCTCTTTCTGGGGCTCCAGAAGGGCTGTTTGGGTCATTTTCCATATCTCTCAACATGCTCAAAACCGTTCTTCTTCTGGTTCCCCTGGAAGACAGCGGTCCGCCTACTTTCATGGCGGGCTCTATTAATCTGTTTATGGTTGCTGCAATCTTTTCTGCTTCTTCATTGGTGACTCCGTTGTTGAGCGCAAGTCGAGTTAGCTCAGCGTCCATTTCTCTGCCGAGTTCCAAATCTTTCTTGGTCTGTTTTTTGGACACAGGGCCTTTTCTTGCGGAAATTCTTTCTTGAGCCGTGGCCATTAGTGTCGATATTTTGGCAGATGTTCGTTTTCTTTCTTGAGCCATATGGCGCTGTTCGGCTCGACGGATGTCAATTCTTTCTACGCCGTATTTTTTTGCTACATCCTCAAGGGATGCTCCAGTCATTCTTTCTTTGTATATGGCTGCGTCAAATTTGCCGTTTCTCACATCGTTTGCCTTACCCATGCGACCTGTGATGGTTGCAGGAACACCGGGTCTTTCCGGAACCCTCGTTGGGACCGACGGAGCGGGGGCTGGTGCGGGAGCCGGCTGTGGTGCTGGTGCTGGTCGAGGGATTTCATTTGGCTTAGGGATTCTGAGTGGTTTTTCTTCTCGTTCTGGAACTTCTTGAGGAACGGTTCGTGGTGGCATCATCTTTGGTGCCTTTGGCTTCTTGTATGGAACATTATCCCTACCATCGCGCCCAGTTCTGAATCCGTCACCATCTCCATCGAACTCTGATGGATTAACCATTCTCCTTGCCGAACGGCCAATACCACGAGCGCTGCGCGCGGCTCTTGCAATGGCCTTTTGTTCAACGTTCTCAATTGCTGTTATCACAGCATTTCGCGCGTCTTTTTCGTACCAATCGATGTTTGGAACAACAAATCCATCGGCGAGTAGCTCGACGTCAAAACCGTGATACTCAGAAACGTTATTCGCTACTTCGTACATCTCCATGTTTTCTGTCTTGATGAAAAGATGGACACCCGGGTTGTTGTTCTTGAACTCTTCCCAACTTGAAAATGGGTCGGACTTTCCACCGCACGCTCCACCACATCCGCACCCTCCCGGCTTCGGCGCAGCGAGCATGTTCGGACTTTTTGGTATTGGTGCTCCAGATGTTTCTCCGTTTGAATCAACTGGAAGATAAATTGTTTCGACTCTAACCTTTTGGGCTGGGCCAAACATGAAATCTGACTCATTTGGTGTGTGGTACGCAGCGCGCATTGTCTCAACCATTCCGTCTTTCATGAGGTCAAACACAACGTTGTTGCTGTCTGCTTCGCGGACGGCGACTTCACCACCAAAGTGAGTTGAAATTGCTTTTGCGATTGAACCCATTCTTCCCATTGTTGGATTTTCGGATGGGTTCGCGATGGAATAGATTGAAATATTTTTTTCTTCCATCTCAACCTCACTTGACTTCTTCTTTGAATTCTCATAACGCTCAAGCATGCGACGTCCTTTCGCTGCGAGTTTTGCTGCATCAGAAGCATCCTGTGGTACCGGCTCACCCCATGCGGCTGCAGAAAGCGCAAGGCGTGTTGGGCGACCCTTTTCATCCTTCATTGGCCCAGATGGATTAGTGAAGAAGCGAGTTAGGAAAGAACCTTTTCTGCGCATTTTTTCTGGCGTATTTGCTGCTCCCTTAACTCCTGGCTTCAGATTTGCCCCTTCGGTGCGCTTGAAGTGTGCGCGACCAGCAGCAGTAAGGCCGCCCTTTGGGTCCCTGAGCTTTTCTCCTTTTTCCTCAATGGGAACACAGTTTGGAACCATATTTCCATTCTTGCCCCTCTTCATCCCAACCTGCTTGTAGCCATCCCAACAAGGTCCGCCCTTGACTTCTTCGTTTTGCTTATCTGACTTGATTGAAATTGTTCCTGTGAGCTGATTTGCTCCATGCAATACAGGGCTGACTTCGTATAGTTCAACTTCTTTGAGCATGTTGGCTTGCTTTGTTGTGTCGAATACTGCGTCCAAAGTCTTGTACCCAATTGACCACTCTTGCTCTTCACCAAAAAATTTTACGTTTGCGAATGCTTCGCGACCACGTTCTGAAGCAAGGTTGAACTGTACTTTGGCAAACAAACCACCAATACCATTGGCTTTCATCTTCGCTGGAAGACGTGGGTCGTTTGGTCCAACTTCGTAAATTTCAAGAACTTTTCCAATTGGTTCGTTCCAGTTGTGGCCCCATACAACGCGAGGCTTGCGTCGTCCAAGAGAGCCATTGAAGCAACCAGGTAGGCATATGTCCCCTACGCTGTCCTTATTGCCAATGCCCGCAACAAAACACTCAACTATTCCCTTTGATTCAATCGTGTTGATTTGCCCAGGAATCGCTTTGTATTGAGTTTCAGTAAAGTCATTGGCAATATTGCTCATGTTGTGGCGCTTTCCATAGTGTTTATCCAATGATAAACAATTATGAGACAGTTCTGGCGAAACTATTCTCGAGTTTTAGTAAAGTCAGATTGAGAACGACAGTCTGCACCTGCAGTTAATTGTTAGGTGCGGCGGAGCCAGTGGGTCTCCTGGGAATCTAATGTCCTTGCCTGAAACACTAAACGCCGAATCAATCGATGTTGTATTTCCGTCGAGCAATCTATGTTCCGGCCTGACCTGAGCATCCTTATTTGCAATCCAGGTCTTCGTCGATGCGCCTATCCCTTTGGCAGCATGATAAACGCCAGAGTTATAGGCAGTTTGGGACTCATGTTCCGCGATTATCCTGCGGCGCTTCGAAAGCAGGTTCATGAATATTGCGAGCAAGGCTGCTTTCAACATTCCAACCCTATCCTCGTCATCGGCAAGAGCAAGAGCGATAAGAATTGCTGAAGCTATTTCATCTTTGGTTGTTGAATTTATTTTCTTCATTCGCTCCATCTGCGATTCGATATCTTGTTGCATCTCTTCTGAGTTTTCGTCCGCGGGCATTCCTGCTTGTTCGCTCACCAATCGCGTGGCATCAGCAGAAATACCTGCGATAACTGGCTTTACATCTTCTTCAAGCTGCTTATTCCAGACCTGCTCATCAAAGATGTTTTCTACAGTCAAGGTGCCAGAGGTGATTAGTTTTTTTGATTTTGCTCCAGAAGCTTTTTCCATCACGACACGCTGCTGTCGCTCCATGAATCTTTCAACATTTCTATCAAGAATTTCAACCCATCGGTCCGCGTTTTCAACGGCTTTTTGCTCCCACTCAGAAAGTTCTTTATTGGCAGACTTGAACTGCATTCCGTTATCAAACGCTGATAGTGCGGTCGGCGAAGCCATCACTGGTTGCTGCTGCCCCTGTCCTTCTGCGGCAAGCGCTTCAGTCATGGTGCTCGGTTTTTCATTAAAATTAACTAATTGAGCAGGTATCTCACCTGGCGCAGCCGGCTGTTCTGGTTGCCCTGTGGGTTCTTGTCCGGGTGCTGGTGGTTGTCCATCTGGAACCATTCCTGCCGCCGCAACACCGGGCATTCCCGGCTGCGCGCCACCCGCAGCCGCCATTTGTGCTGCCTGTTGTGTTGAATCAAACTTCTTATCGGTGTATCCAATCGGCGTGAGGTTTGGATTGGCAAGCATTGCTTGCATTAGGTCGGAATCAATTTTCTTTCGACCCGTTTCTCTTCTGTATTCATTTCCACTAATGAGACCGTTCTGAAATTCATCAAGCAAATAACGTTCTCTTTCTTGCTTGTAAAGAACAAGAATTGGAACTTCCGAAGTGTCAAAGTCAATGTAGTACTCATCATCTAGCTCATCTAGGCCGCGCCCAATCAGCTCCATGTGCGGCAGCATTGTTTCATTCCAAAACACTCGATGCTCTTCTGCGGCATTACTGAAAGTTCTTCCTGATGCATTGCCGATGACTGACTCTGGAACTCCGAAGGAAGCAAGAATTTCTTCTTTGGTGATTTGTCGCATCTGGATATAGTTGGCGTCACGAGGATTTGAGCCAGTGTCCACATAGTCGACACCTTCGTCTGATGAGACAACAGTCACTGCACCGGCGCGATTTATATTTCCACGGAAACGACTACGCAATTCATCTTTGTCGTCGTCATCTATTTCCCCTCGCACAACAAGCAAACCACCCGGCCTGCCGTCGTTGAGCAGGAAATTCCTGTTATAAATTTTTGAAAGATTTTCTATTTCAATAGCGACACCAGCTGATTCAAGTGGAGTCAGTGACAGATATGGGTCTAGGGGGTGAGGCTTGCGAATCCATATGACATCTTGCGGTTTTAGAATTGCTTTAGTGCCGTTCCGCATGTCCACTTCAAAACCTGCAATGAAATTTTTTGCATCTGGAATTGGGGATGTGTGTTGCGGTGGAAGAAGGTGTAGCGCTATGACTCCACCATTTCTCCCTCTGACCTTCTCAATAAATGCACCCCTGGTTGACATGAGTAGCTGAGAAGAAAGCCTGTATCTGAATACAAAAGAGTTTTCGCCAATATTTGCTTTAGTGTTTAGCAAATTGAGAATTTTATGGTCTCTGTTATTTTTTACAATTTTTCCGTCTGGAGAATTGTCTTCGCGGAGTATTGCTGGAAGTCTTGCTTGGTTTCCTGCTATTGCGTCAATACACCTATTAACCCATGTGACCTTCTGCATTCCCTCTCTGTATGCACGTTCGATATCCCAAGAGTCCCTATAGGGTTTGCCTTGAAGACCGGTGTTGTATGCAACTGGGGCGCCAGGTCCAATAGCGGACTTTTGCCCTGACGATGAAGCAGATTTGTTATTGGTTGAGTTCCAAGCCATGTTTTATGATTAATCCAGTCCGAGCAGCAGGCCAACAGCCCCACAGCACACGCCAGCCACTACGAATCCGACCGGAATGCTAAAAATAAACGCACCTGTTGTAGTCATAATTATAAATGACCCCATAAGGAGATTGGCAGCTCTTGCCCTAGTAAACCATTGTACTATTTTCATGTCTCCTCATCAAAAACAGAACATTGCATAATTTAATACTAGTATGGTTTATCATTCTCGGCAGAGAGCAGGCTTATAAATGACGAATTGGGACAAAGTTCTCGAATATCTAAAACCGAAGGAACCGCTTTATTGTCCTGAGGCGCCATCCATAACTCAGAAAGTATTTTTGCGTTCTTACTCCATAGAGGCATTATTCGGTGGGGCTGCTGGCGGAGGCAAGAGTTCAGCCCTACTCATGTCGGCCCTGCAATACGTTGACATCCCTGGGTATTCAGCGATTCTCTTCAGAAAGACTTACGCAGACCTCGCGCTCCCCGGCGCCCTAATGGACCGATTCCGCTCATGGATTTCAAATTATGACGAAGTCCATTGGAATGGCAGCACCTATGTGGCCACCTTTCCGTCTGGGGCTCGAATATCATTCGGGTATCTGAACAACACCAATGACTACCTTCGATATAAAGGTTCGGAATTTCAATTTATTGGAATGGATGAGGTGACCGAAATCAGGGAATCTGATTATCGATACCTGTTCTCTCGCTTGCGCCGACCAGCAACAGGCGAGCTTTCCAAGGTTCCGCTGAGGATGAGGGCGGCTTCAAACCCAGCACCCAACTGGGTCAGACAAAGATTCATCGTGGAGGGAGCGGATTCTGGGAGGATTTTCGTTCCGTCGATGCTTACTGACAACCCCGGAATCGATGCTGACTCATATCGTCAGGCCCTGTCCGCCCTGGACCCGATTGAGCGCAGAAGGCTCGAGATGGGCGACTGGTGGGCTACTACTTTAGGAACTCTTTTTGATAGAACTAATTTTGTTGTTATTGATTCCTCTGAAGTTCCACAGGTGTTGTCATCTGCGCGTGCCGTAAGATTCTGGGACTTGGCGGCCACCGAACCATCGTCTAGCAATCCAAACCCCGACTACACCGTTGGAACACTGATGCTTTTCGACCAGGGCATTGCCTATGTTCTGGATGTGCGCAGACAGAGAGTTAAAAACGAAAAAGTAGAACAGCTAATTGCACAAACAGCTTATGAAGATGGTCACTCTGTTGCAATCAGGATGGAGCAAGAACCGGGTTCGTCTGGAAAGGCCCTAGTTGACCAATATGCCCGATATGTCGTTCCTGGGTATGATTTTCAAGGAATACGCTCCACTGGAGACAAGCTAACCCGTTCCCGACCCTTTTCCGCAGCGGTTGCAAATGGCAATGTCCGTGTCGTGCGAGGCTCATGGCTAACCGACTGGTTCGACGAATTTTCATCCTTCCCTGAGGCCTGTGACCACGACGACCAGGTGGACTCGGCGGTTGGAGCTTTTTCATTTTTAGCTGGTTTGGGGTTGCCGCAGCGGCGTCCGGTGTCTATAATCATCTGACAAAGTATCAACTAGAGCAAGGGGTATATATGAGTAACGAAAACATCACTACGTCCGAGTTTAAAGAACTTGTCGCAAAAATGACAGAGGACTTCATGACTTTGGATAAATTGTTCAAGGAAATGTGTTTGAGCGATGAACCGCTTTCCGAAGTCGCGGATGCAATGGTAAGCGTTCATGCTCTTAAGGCAGAAATGTCAGTTATGTACGACTCGGTTTGTCATTCCATGATTGGCAAAATGGCCAACGTCCCAGAAGTGTCATCTAGCGACGGAAGTTTAATCGAGAAAAAGGGTGGTTCTGACAGGAAGAAGTGGGACCACGAAGGCCTTGCAAAGAATGTTGCTAGTCGAATCAATGACATGGCGGTTGACCTTGATACTGGAGAGGTAATCATGACCCCACAGGACATGATGGTAAAGATGCTCGACTTTGCAGCAGTTTCATACTGGCGAATAAAAGAACTTGCCAAAATTGGAGTATCTGCAGATAGCTTTTGTGAAGTGAGCGAATCCAAAACAAGCATTATCGTACGAAAGGCAAAATAACAATGACAAACATCTACTCCCAACTAACCGAGCCATTTCCACAAGAAATGGAGCGCTCCCTCAATAAGGGTGGTGCCAATCTCGCATACATTCCGGTGAGCGAAGTTATTAATCGCATGAACAAAATCTTAGGAGTTGAAAACTGGTCGTTCACTGTAAAGAACTGGCAACAACTTGGTAATTCGATTGTCGCTCATGTTTCTGTCGTGACAACTATTTCTGGCAACACCGTAACGCGTGATGGTGTTGGGGGACAAAAAATCAAGATGACCAAGCAGGGCGAACCAGTGGATATTGGCGACGAGGTCAAGGGCGCTGTTTCTGATGCCCTTAAAAAAGCCGTGCAGACAATGGGTGTGGGTCTTTACCTTGCTCGCAGTCAAGACGCCATCGAAATTGAACAGGTAATGGAGGCCGAGATAGTTACTGCCTCGGAGCCACCTTCGCCATCAAAGATGACCTGGGAAAGCTTCATGTCTGTAAGTAAGGGTTTGAGCAAAGACCAAAAGGAACAGTTGCGTTCTGCGTGGACACAGTGGAGCGACGGCAAGCCAACACCCACAAAAGACACCGTTACCGAAGAACAGGCAAATTTTCTCCTTACAGAAGCAACTCGTTTAACATTTGGTGGGACAATCATAGAAACGCCTGCCAAGTGAGCGATGTAAAACCAGAGCTTCCAGCACACCTTTCAGCTTCGTCAATTCAAACGTACATTCAGTGTCCGCTGAAGTTTAAGCTGTCTCGTGTCGACAAAATTCAAGAGCCGCCAACGATGCAGACATTGTTGGGAAATTTCGTACACGATGTGCTGGAGCATTTCTACGTCGCCTATCAGCCGGAAGAGAGGACTGTTGTGTCTGCTCGACACGCATGTACTCACGTATGGTCCAGTGGCGGTTGGGCAGACAGGGTTGCCCCTTATCTGAAGAGAACGCCAATCAACGATTTTCGATGGAGCGCATGGTGGTGCGTGGAGAACATTTTCCTTCTTGAAAACCCGTCTCTGGTTCAGCCATCTGGAATCGAATACGAAGTCCTTGGCGAGATAGATGGCGTTCTTATTAAGGGATTCATCGACAGGTGGACGGAAATCGATGGGGTTGTGACAATCACGGACTACAAAACCGGAAAAACTCCAGCGCCTAAGTACATGGCGGATAAATGGTTTCAGCTCAGCCTTTACGCGATTCTTCTTGCCGAATTAGAGAATAAGCAATCATTCAACCTGGAGCTCTTATACCTAAAAGACGGTGTTGCGAAAAAACATTTGCCAACTGCAGATGATTTTTCAAGCACGAGAAATACAATAACAACAACAAAGAAGGAGATAGTAAATTCTTATGACAATTCAACATGGACAGCGATTCCATCAAACCTCTGCAATTGGTGTCACTTCAAGTCAAATCTCTGTACATATTGGAACCCAAAAGATGAATGATGATATGTTTGCTCGCCTTGTTGCAGAGGATGTCAAAAATCGAGTGTCGGACACACAGAGCGAATACATTCATTTGCCTCAAAATCGTGAGCGATGGAAGAGAGCCCTTCTCGCATTGGTGCGAAATCTTGATGAGCAAATTGCCGACATCAAAGACGATAAAGAACTTGATTCCCAGAGATACGCAGATTTGGGTTCTGACGGCACGGTACTCCTAGCCGAAGCAATGCAGTCCTACGATGGCAGGCTGACGAAAATTGAACGCTTCAGATTCTTTGTCAATAAGCGTCTTGATTACGTTGTTTCCCTGGGTGAAGATGAGGGTGCAATCTCTCGTGCGAATTTCCTTGAGTCCGCAATCCTAAAACACAAGTCACTTATGGATGAGTTCGACATGGAGCCAACCGACATCGATGTCGCCTTGTGGGCATCGTTAGAAAATAAATGGCAGTTCGACGATGTAATATCTCCTGAGTGAGATATCGTTCAAAAAAGAAACAAAAAGAGTATTTGCTTAGGCGTCCACTCGTAGAAAAACTTCTGTCAGAAAAACCATTTTGTGAAGCATGTCCTGTGTTTGCTGAACATGATGAGAAGTTGACATATGTTCGTAACAGAAGTTGCGACATTCACGAAATAATTAGACGCTCTCAGGGTGGGTCGATACTCGATGAGGAAAATCTTCTTGCGGTATGCAGGCCATGTCACAATCGAATTGGAAACTATCCGCAGCTTGCTTTTGATTTAGGTTTAGCCAAGCACGGCTGGGAACGTTAAAACATTACTTGCGTTTACAACACGAAAGACATTTCAGTTGTAGAATTAATATCCTTAGGACCGTTATAGGCGCGAGGGCCGGGGGCACAGGGCAACGTGCAGCCCCCGGTTCTTGCGTCTCTTTTTTTATGTGCGCGCCAACATCTCTTTACCTGAGCTAATAATTTTGTAATGGTACTCTAAGGTCTTACAGCCGTTTCTGAGAAAAGAAAGGCAGGTGGTCCAAGGTCTAGTGGTGAATAACTACGCAAAGTAGACATGGACGTCTGTCTGTGTTAATTCCCGTCGGGATTACACCCGGCGGGTCTTTGTTTGTGGGGTAGAGTTTTGCGTGCCCATGAACATCCTAGGTCTCGACCTATCACTTACATCCACTGGGTATTGCCATGCTGGAGAAGCTGGTTATCTTTCTTTTGATTTATCTGGAGCTGAAAGATTGAGGAAAATAGCCAGCGAAATTGGCAATATTGCGGTTTCCAACAAAATACAATTGGTAGCCATAGAGGGTTATTCTTTTGCATCAAGAAATTCTCAGGCTCACTCAATCGGGGAGCTTGGCGGTGTCGTCAGGGTTGCCTTGCTAAATCTTGATATTCCATACATAATCGTGCCTCCTACCTGTCGAGCAAAATTTGCCACAGGCAAAGGGAACGCTGGCAAGTCAGAAGTCATATCTGCAATATCAGCTATTACGGGAATAGTTTGGAAAGGGGGGCATGCTGATGATATGTGCGATGCGTGGGTTCTTGAAGAAATGGTTTTGGCAAAAATTGGAAATGCAAAATATAAGTGGTCAAACATTTCTCTCTCGGCGCTAGAGAAGATAGACTGGTCCCCACTCGAAGGGATAGAAAATGAATAGAAGTCAACCAATCAGCCAGGTGGACATTGAGCGAGAAATGATGAGATTGCTCGACCTGCTCGAAAAAGAAACTGAAAACTTTGAAATACTCGCCGTGGACGCGGCAAAAAAGGACGCCAGGTACAAGGCGGAATGGGCAAAAGAATATCTAGGAGCTGCTGGTAAGGGGCACAGAACAATCACCGACAGAGAGCAATGGTCTCATTACAAGATGGAACAAATGAAAGAGGATTACGAAATCGCGGAAGCACTAGTTAGGGCAAAGCGAGAAAAACTTCTTTCACTCAGGACGAGTATTGATGCCTTGCGAACCCTCAACGCCAATGTCCGCGCCCAGGTTTAGAAGTGAATAACACAGAAACATCTTTAATTAATCCTTCTTTGCTGAAGCCGGCTACATGGAGGGCAAATTATATTCTCAAGCCTGACCTTAAAGTGCTTATTTCTTCAATCGAAAAATACGGACTTTTAAGCCCAATCATTGTGCAGAAAAAATCAAACGTGATAATTGATGGCCATCAAAGAGTGATTGCAATATCTCAATCCAAGGCGCTGACTAAGCAGTACTCAAAATCAATCACCTGCATCGAATTGGACATATCAGATTTGGACGCAATGATTCTCCACGTCCAAATAAATCGCGGTCGAGGTTCGGTTGTTGCTAAACGGATGTCCGACATTGTCAAGAAGATACATCAAAGTAGAGTTTATTCGATGGATGAACTAGACGAGATTTTTAATATGACCGTTCAGGAATCCGACATGATGCTCGACGGTTCACTGGTTAAAATGCGCAAGGTTAAAGAACACGCCTACTCGAGTGCGTGGGTTCCAATCGAAGCACCTGCAAAATCATCTGACAAAATCGTGTTAGAGAAGCCACCAAACCAGGACCGTTGACACACCTAGAATCCAATGGTGTAAACTTTAGTCAAACGCTGAAGAGGTAGCCATGGAACAGAACACCGTCAGAGATAGAGAAATCGGTGCATTGACAAGAAGAAATCCGATAACCGGAGGTAATCGTCCTGCATGGTGGCGTCGGGCCACAGCCTACGGCTTGAATCGTCTTGCTGACGCCGTGTCTGGTCAAAGAACAACGCAGTCCGGCACCGGTCGAGCGCTTTTGAGGGAAAGACGAAGGCTGAATCTGGCAAGAGCCACGTGAGGTCTTAATGCTTGTTACTGCTTCTGATTTAGCAATTTACATGGACGTCAAGTTCAGTTTGCGGCAACTTGATGCTGCTGAATTTGTGCTGAATGGTCTCCAGAGTGAGCTTGAGGCTTTTTTGCGTAGGCCGGTAGAAGTTGCCGAGCATACGGAGCAACATGTAATACCAAGTTATTTTCAAGGAGTTCCAGCCACTTCTTTTTTCTACGACCAATCGCTGGACACTACGGACAGTGGATTGAACTATATTCAGCCTTCGATTGTTCTTAGCTTAAGAAACACACCTGTCGTAACCATAAAAAGTGTTTCGATTGGAAATCTTTCACAAGTGCCAATATTCATGGCCGAAGCAAAGATGCGTACAGCGACAATAACCGGTGCATCACAGTCTGGAACGGTGGTCACATTTAGCGCTGCAAATACTTTCACGAAGGGTCAGAGAGTTGTTGTTACAGGAGTAACTCCAAACTCATACAATAAATCTTCATTTGAAATTACCGCAGTAACAAGTACAACTTTTTCTGTTGGCGGTTATCAGAGCGGGTTGTCCGCTTATGTATCTGGCGGAACCGTAACTGCAACCGGAAACGACTACACAGTTCATAGATACGGAATTGAGTTGTACAGAGGTTTTCCTAACGACGTTGTTGAAATTGTCTACACCGGCGGCCTTGATGGTGAAGCGATTCAGATGTTTAAACTATTTATTCTTCGTGCTGCCACAAGAGAAATGCAAAATATGCACGATGACGTTGTTGGAGTTAAAGACTTAACGACAAGAAATGTTGCCCCTCTTGAAACTGGTTTTTCAGAGAGAGAACTTCTTGCTCTACGTAGGTGGAGAAGGCGACGCATTTAATGGACATTGAAATAGGCGTAAGTACCAGGGGAATGGGGTCCGCCATTGCCAGGCTTGGGGCCATGTATTCTCGCGCCCAAGTGCTCACTCCGGTGTTGATAAAAGCAAAACAAGAAGTGCGTATGGCAAATGCTGCAAACTTTACAAGTAATGGTCTCCTGGTTGGCGGGTGGAGACCGCTTGATGCTCAATATGCATCGTGGAAGATGACTCGATTCCCCGGTATGCCACCGATGATAAGGACTGGAAAATTATTCGCATCTCTTTCTGGTGCCAACGGCTCGATTGACACAATGACGAATACATCTTTTTCTACTGGAACGTCTGTGGAATATGCAAAGTTTCATCAGTATGGAACTACAAAAATGCCAAAAAGAAAAATTGTATTTGAGCCACCGCTGTTTGCCAAAAAGCTCGGCGGCGATACTGTTTCATACATTGCAAACGGCGAGGTGTTCTGATGCCAGCAGAATTAATGTACGGAGCTCAATTTGCAAAGTCATTCGTAAACGACTATTTAACCGACGACATTCCGCGCAGATTGATTAGGTATAGAAATGGTTGGAATTTATCCGAGGATGAACTTCCAAGCCCAGCAGAGTATCTAACATATGAACCGGTTGCTCTCGACTCTTGGCCAACGATAATTACTGTTGCCATATCTACGCGTTCGTTCAATCGTGTCGGGTATGGTATAGGGGCTGACCCGGTATATAAAGTGAATTACTCAATGAGAACATATATTTGGGTAAGAACCGATGGCTCAAAAGAAACCACCGAGATGCGAGACAGACTCACCACCGTTGTCCGCTCTGCTCTTTTGGATTACCCATGTCTGCAGCGGGAGGGCGCAGAGAGGGAGGCTCGCATAGAGGAAACCACCGTGGTTGAAGAGTTCTCCGACCTTACGATGTTAAAGGGCGACCGAGTTCTTGCTGGAGCCTACATAGGGTATGACTTATCTATTGACGAAGTTATAGCTCGCGACAATATTGCTGATGAGGTTATTGAATTCGGCTTAACTGTTGGTCAAAACCCACTAACTGCACTTATTTCTAATTTTACAAACGCGGCAAGCATTTCAATAGGCGAGTAAAATCGTGAGTGGTGAAATCGACTTTGTTGGTCTTGGGGAAAAAATAAACGAAATACCTGTTGAATATGCAGGATTTATGCAAATTCAAAACCTTTCCCCAAAAATGCTCAAAGTAACCAACGACGCCTATTTGCTAAGCCGGGCGTCTGCTTTGGTGAAAGCCGACAACGAAAAAGTATTAATTTTAATTGACAAAGGTTTGGTTCTCCTGGTTGAAACCCCAGCTGCAAAAGAAGCAAAACATGTCGAGAAACCAAAATCTCGCAAAAAAGTCAAAAAAGAAATAGAAGCGCACCAAGACCACGTACTTGAAAACTTAAGTCATCTTTTTGAGGGTTCAGACAAAAACGTACGCCAAACACCTTGAGTAACCACCTATAATTTCAGTAGTCTCATACGAAATAGTTCCTGAAAGAAATGGGACGGAGGAAAAATGCCAGGTATAGTTGTTACAACGGCGGTCCGCACTGGTCCAACCAATACGCAAACCGCGCCAACAGCGACGTTGTTTGTTGCTGGAGTAACGGAGAGGGGCCCAGACGGCACTTCACACCTCGTTACCAGCCTTTCGGACTTCGAAGATATTTTTGGCGGGTACACATCATCGGGTTACACGCACCAGACGATTGAAACATTCTTTGAAGAGGGCGGCGCACGTGCTTATGTTTCACGCGTCGTCGACGAATCGGCCGCTGAGGCAAGCCTTGCTCTTGCCGATTCCTCTGCTGCAACATGCATAAACCTTCTTGCCTCCGGAACTGGCACTTGGGCTAACAGCGGTGGATTGACTGCTCAAGTTGAGCAACCAACTGCGAGCGTGAATTTCAGAATTAAAGTTCGCGTTAACGGAACCCTGGTTTACACGACAGAAAATCACACAAGCCCAGCAAATGCTGTTAATGAAATCAATAACAGCGCAACAGCTGCCCTGTACTTAACGGCCACGACTGGTGCATCAACGAATATTCCTGCTGTTGTTGCCGCAACAAACTTTACTGGTGGCACAAATGGAAGCTCGTTAGTTGCAGCAGACCTAGAAGATGCGTTGGACACATTCACCAACAATCTTGGACCAGGTGCAGTTGCTGCTCCGGGCTTCTACGCAGAGGCAATGAGAGATTTGGTATTTGCTCACGCAGCTTCCAATAACAGAATCGCTTTGACATCATTCGATGAGGGCACGTCTGTTGCTACAGCAATCTCCGAGGCTGCAAATCACACTGGCGACGATAATGCGCCATATGGTGCGTTTTTCTACCCATGGGTAAAGATTCCAAACGGAACACTCACAATGATGGTTCCACCAGAAGGTTATGTTGCTGCCAAGAGAGCACGCGTACATAATCTTTACGGTCCGTGGAACCCTTATGCAGGTGAAAGAACAGAAGCTACATTTGTGACTGGCCTTGAGACATCGCTCTCAAAGACAGATTCAGACAACCTTGATGAGAACTTTATCAACGCGATTAAAATCATCAATGGCAGTGCGAGAATCTACGGAGCTCGTTCCGCCTCTGACGACACAGCAAACTTTAGATTCATCATCTCTCGCGAGGTTCTGAATCAGATTGTCTATGAAGCAGAGAGCGCACTTGAGGCTCTCCTCTTCTTGCCAATCGACGGAAGACAGTCGACATTCTCACGAGTTCGCGCAACACTGACAGCCATCATGGAAAGAATCCGTTTGGCTGGCGGTCTGTACGAGGCGTTTGATGCAAACGGTAAGCAGCTTGACCCTGGCTACACAGTTCAGGTGAACAATGCAAACAACCCGCTTACTCAGTTGGCAACTGGCGTAATCAAGGCCAAGGTTGGCGCTCGAGTTTCTTCAATCGGTGACACGATTGAGGTCGAGATTACAAAGTCAAACCTGACTTCAACATTGGTCTAAGAAAATAAAGTAAAGACACGGAGGAATTATGGCAATTTCCACAAAATTGGCACAGCGACAAATCATCGCAGAAATCACGCCAGTTAGCGGCGCGGTTACTGGGCCGACCCTTTCGGGGTATTTCGCTCAGGTGTCCGGTGGAGAAATCACAGCCGCTGTAGAAAAAATTTACATCGGTGGGCAGGCTTTCCCGGAAGTTCTTTGCGCCCCATCAGAAGTAGGCGACGTCACACTAACCAAGCATTATGATGCCGACATGCGCGTCCTAATCAACCAGGTTCGTCCTGTTGTTGGTCGTGCTTACTATGACATCAAGATTTACGACACTGACTGCGACCTGAAGAATCTTCAGTCGGAGCGTGTTTATGCAGGTGCCTTGCTTGTTGGCTTATCGGAGCCAGAAGGTGATGCCTCATCTGGTGCGCCAGCGACGATTGCTCTTACGTTTGCAATCTCCGGTGTTCCTGCTCAGGCATAATCAAAATATCTAATTGACATCCACTACTGGCCTGGTGCCAGTGCTAGTGTTTGCAACATGACAAACTCATTTTACTCAGAAGACTCAAATTCCTCTTTAGATTCTGGCGTGTCTGGTGAAGATTCAGATAACGTTCTGGAGCAACTCACAGCCGTGATTAGCAAGAAGGTTTCGCGACCCGATGTATTCATCAATGTCCCAGAGCGACCAGGCGTAACTCTGCTCATCAGCCCAAACATCACGCAGCAGCAAGTTAAAGCATGGCAAAAGAATGCTGGTTCTGATTCAAAGACTGGTCTTGACGCAACAAGATTTGCATGTCAAGTCATTGGTCACACCACAAGAGGAATTTACTTCAACAGTGAAGAGGTTCTAGAGAATGGGAAATCTCTTGGATTTGCTTCTCCGGCAATTCTTAAAATGACCGGTGCAGCGCGAGCACTACCGGATGCAGTTCAGAAGTTTTTTGGACTTGACCCACACGTAGAGGCAGCAGCGTTAACAATTATTGATGCAGCGGGCTTCGGTGATACGGTTGAACAGCAAGAAAACCCTACGAATCCGTCCTCAACGAATTAACCGACGATAGTCGAATAGTTACAGCCGCCCGACTAGGGGAGGTGTTTGGGACGGACCCAATAAGAATTCTAGATTGCTCATTCGAAGAATGGATAATACGCCTTGCGTGTGCTAAAGTTATTGAGGCAGACCGTGAGGCAGCTGAGCGTAAGTCTCAGGGGTATTAGCGAATGAGATTTATTACCTAGGTAGGGTCATGGCTGACGAAATCGTAAATTTAAATGTTGACGTTGACGTCAAAGGTGATAATAAGCTACTTACTACCGCGGCAAAACTTACGGCCCTCGATGCTGCATCAAAACGCTTAGAGAACAGAACCAATCGACTTACTGGTGCTATGGGCAGGCTGAACCTGCAGATGACGACCACAAGCAAAGGCGTCACAAAGTTTTCCAAGCAGCTGAATCTCGTCGAAAAAATTGGTGCCAAATTTTTGAAAATGGCCCGCCTGCTCATGTTTAGCGTCATAGCTTTGGGTATTGAATTCGGTATTTCAGCCCTTGCGCTGGCAAGCGTTAACGCTGCTTTTGCTGTCGGGAAAATTGTTGCGCAGGCATATAACTATTTAATGCAAGCCCTGGCTGGGACCGTTGCTGCGGTTGGAGTTGCGGCAATTGGTGCAGCTGCGGCGTTTAAGGAATTTCAAGCAGCCCAGTTTGCATTTAGATACAAAGATTCAAAAGAGCTTGGCTCCGCTCTTGACCAGTCTGGCTCTGGACTAAGAAGTTTGTACAAGGACGCCACGTTGGCCTCAATGGGCGTGCAAGCACTTGCTGGTGCTTTTGCTGCTGTGAATAAGCATTCCGCTTTCACTCCGGCCTCTAAAGCTGCACTAAAAGCCATGGCCGACTTTGTTCAATCAAGCGGTGACCCCCAAAATGCTCTACAGGCGGCTGGTTCTTTGGTGGGAATATTGCAAAAAGAAAAGAAGTTTACTGCCGAAGCTCTTCAAGCAGTAAAAGCAATTAGTCCGGAGTTTGAAAAAGCATTTAAAAAAGGAAATTACAAGGACTACAGAAAGTTCTTGGAAGACCTTCAAAGCGGGAAGCTAGCCCTAGACGCTGGAGTCTCTGGGCAATCTGGGACTATGGCTCAGACCCTGGTTGGTCAATTCAGAACTTATCTGAGTTCGGCGTTGGTAGAAATGTCTGATGTTGGTGTTCGTGTACTCGAGCCAATCAAGAAGGCAATGTCTGACATTTACTTCGGCCTAGAACGAACATTTAGAAGAATTTCTGGGGACCTCGTCACATTTGGACAGGGTCCGTTTTTATCCTCGTTGGTGAAGTTCACAGAGAAACTAGAAGATTTTACTGTCGTTTTGTTTAGAAAATTTCTTCCTGCGACAGAGGGTTTTTGGAGAAGAACAACCGATTTTTTTAAAGGCTTTGCAATTTATTTTAGAGAAGTTCGTGACGCCTTGGACCCCCTGCGCGAGGGCGGCTCCATAGTAATTAAGACTTTCGGAAAACCGATTGTTGAAATATTTAAGCAAATTGGGCTTGGCGTAAAAGCGCTTTCTGCACAAGCGGTTAAATATGAACCGTTATTCCTTGCATTTGGTGACTCAATGAAGAGCGTAGTTGTCGGATTTTTTGAAATTATGCGAGCACTTCGAGAGGTGTTCGCCAGAGCGCTACCGATAATAAACCCGGTCGTTGCTGCACTTGGCAAGCTCATGTCAACTCTTGCATCTATTATAAACATGCTTAGCGGCAAGACTGGAAGCGGTGGCTCTTCGGCAATTGTTGCGCTACTGGGAATGTTTGCATTTAAAGGACGTCGTGCAGCAAGGTTTCAGCGCAGCAGGGGAATAGGTGATGAATTTGGCAACGTGGGTCTTTCTTCTAAGCAGGCAATCTACTCCGGCCATAAATTCTCAACAATGGGAACGAATGTTGGTGGAGGTGGGGCCGCCAATCAAGGTCAGCTCGGCTCGATAGCTGGAGCGATGTCTAGCGCCGGACAGGCAGCAGGGACAGCAGCAAGTGCTGCTATAGCGCCAGGGGCAAGCGCGTTGACTGCCGCCGGCGCATCTCTTCAGGGTGCTGCGGCTGCCATTACCGGCGCGGCAATGGGAGGAACCCTCCGTGGTGGAATGGGTGGTGGAACGGTTGACAGAGCAACCGGAAGATATAAAACATTGCCGGCGAGAAAACCAGGACAATCAAATGCGGACTATCAGCGCGACATCAATGCGTACGTCACAAGAAACAGAGGCGTAACCGATTTACCCCTAGAGCAAAGAGGGTATAAGGCTCCGAGTTTAGGCACGAATCGGTCAGCAAAAGACCTTCTCGGCCGCAAAGACCAAGATTCTACAAACATTTTTGGTAGACGACGTGGCGTCACACCAGACTATGAAAACATAGGTCAGAGAATGATGACGCGTGAGCAATATCAGGCCTCAGAGCGTATGAGAAGGATGAAGCTTAGGCCGAATGCCCCACAGGGACCGCATAGTAATCTGATGGACAATTCTGCGTTTAGGTACAGAACAGACCAGTCCCTCCAGGCGTCTGGGTTTTTTCCTGGCAGGCCGATTCGACAGGGCATTAGGGGGCTCCCTAGCCGCATTTCTAAGCGTATTGATGCACTGCCCGGCGTAGTTGGACTTGAGAAAAAATTGCTTGGTAGAGCAAAAAGTCTAGGTTCGATTATCCTCAACGGCCAGCCAGTTGCAACTGGTGCAATGGGCGGGATGGGTGGCATAACTGGACAACAGGCTGCCGGAACCGGAACAAACAATTACAACAACACCGCCAGAAGAGGTGGTCTTCGTGGTTTTGCTGGAAGAACACTGCTTGGCCAGTCTTATAACGAAGGTGGCTATAGAGGATTCAGGGATACAATCAGAAACCAAAGCGGAATGGGGCAGTTAGGACCCGGTAATGGCTTATTGGGTAGAGCCTACAATTCCGCAAAGGGTGGGAACTTTGGTCAGGGATACAGAAACGCAAGATTGAATTTTAATGAAGCCAAGAAGGCTGGACAAATTCCTGCAAACGCAAAGTTCAGCAGGCTTCAAGGGATGAAAGCTGGTGCAAAGTATAGCTTGAGCGGCGCAGGCATGGTTGCTGGCATGGGAGCTAGTTACTTGGCTAGCAGATATGGCACAGAAGAAGCACAGGGCGGAATGCAAATGGGCGCGTCTCTGATGGCCATCAACCCAATGCTTGGTCTTGCGGTAGGTGCTGGTTTGACAGCGTTTTCATCCAAGACTAAAAAGGGTGGGGCGATTGCTGGTGCAGTCAGTGGTGCGGCAGTCGGCGCAATGATTGCCGGCCCACTTGGAGCAGCAGTTGGTGGCGTGCTTGGTGCTGGTCTCGGCTTCCTGGCAGCAAAACGCAACCAAAAGAAGATGGCAGAAGGGGCAATGGGCAAGGTGGGTCTTGCTCAGATATCCGGAATAGCTGCGGCGGCGGCAAAAGGTGGTCAAGCAGGAAGCACTACCGAGGCTCGCGCCGTACTTGCGGCATCTCGAAACATGACTCGCGATTTTACGAAGGCCGAAACAAAAGAAGATAGAAAAAAAGTTTTGCAACCTTTCATTGACGCTGGAGTGATTGGCGGGAATGAACTCAGCCTCGCGCTTGGAGACAATGCTGAAGACGCCCAAAAAGCTCTTGCAAAAACATCCAAAAACATGGACCAGGCATTGACTCCGGCTTTTAATCAATTTGATTCAATCATGAATTCCCTGAAACAAACAACAGGAATGACTTCCGAGGAAATATATAAACTCGCCATGGAGCGCAATGTAGACCTCTACAGCACCACTCTTAAACTTACCGATGCAACCAAAGCTCTCGGCGTCGGGATGACCAAGACTTCAAAACAATTCTCGGATGCTCTTAGGGATGTGCAAATTA